CCCGTCACACCAGGATCGCCCTGAGGGCCGGTTACACCAGGATCGCCCTGAGGGCCGGTTACACCAGGATCGCCCTGAGGCCCCGTCACGCCGGGGTCTCCCTGGGGACCCGTCACACCAGGCGGGCCCTGAGGCCCCGTCACACCAGGCTCGCCCTGAGGCCCCGTCACACCAGGCTCGCCCTGGGGACCCGTCACACCAGGAGGACCTTGCGGACCCTGCGGCCCGGTTACACCCGGCTCTCCTTGCGGGCCGGTTACACCGGGGATGCCCTGAGGGCCGGTTGTGCCCGGATCACCCTGCGGGCCCGTGATACCAGGATCACCCTGCGGGCCCGTCACGCCAGGCTCACCCTGAGGCCCCGTCACACCGGGAGGGCCTTGCGGGCCTTGCAGCTGGCCGATATCGACCCAGCCGTCGCCCGCGTCATAGGCGTAGAGCGTATAGGGCGCCTCCGCGCCCACCCCGTAGATGTCGCCCTGCTTGGGTTGCGTCACCGCAGCCTCCAGGTCGGCCACCGTCGGATAGTATCCGAGGATCACCAGGCCCGGACCGGGCTCGCCCTGCGGGCCGGTCACACCAGGGGGGCCCTGAGGGCCATCTGCGCCCTGAGGCCCCGTCACGCCAGGGATACCTTGGGGACCCGTCACGCCAGGGAGCCCCTGGGGGCCGGTGACGCCGGGCTCACCCTGAGGGCCGGTGACGCCCGGAGGGCCTTGCGGCCCCGGGGCCCCCTGGAGCACGCCCCAGTCCTGCCAGCCCTGGCTGAGGTCATCCCACATGTAGAGCTCATAGGGGGCGACCTCGCCCACCCCGTAAAACCACCCCTGCTGCGGTTGCAGTGCCGGGGTGGCAGCCTCCAGGTCGGCAAGAGTGGCGTAGGTGCCTTTGATCTCCAGGCCGGTGCCTGCGGGCCCCATCGGACCCGTGACACCCGGCTCACCCTGGGGACCCGTTACCCCGGGCGGTCCGGGAGGGCCAGGCGGCCCGGTAGGACCCAGCGCCTCCGGCACGTCAAACTGGACGTGCAGCGGCCAGGTGTTGTCCTCAAACCGCATCAGCTCTCACCTCCCAGCACAGAGTCGTTGAGGACGGCCTCCACCGGCACCCGATAGATCGGTGAGGCGTCGGCGGTTCCGTCCTGACGCAGTACTCTGATCTGTATCTCCACCGGCACTCCGGCGGCAAAGAGCAGGGTCTCCTCCTGCGTCAGCCGCAGGTAGACGGTTGTCTCGTCAATGCTCAGCTGGGACTGGTCCCGGTTGATCCGGACTTGTCCGCGCTGGGCATAAGTCACAAGGACCTCCGCAAAATCGCGGGGGTCCTCGTTGTCAAAAACAAAGTTGTTAGGCGGGGTGGTCCCGCGTCTCATTGCCATAGATCAGGCCTCCCCTTATACTGTCGCGGGATTGCCCACGACATACTCGACAATGTACGTCCCTGAGTAGGGACAGACCTTGACCCGGTCGCCCGGGGCAAAAGTCACGCTTGTGTTGCACTTGTAAGCCTTGGCCGTGGGTGCGGACTCGCCCGGTAGGATCAGCGTGATCCCGTCAGCGGTCACCGCGTCCACAGTGGCGATCAAAAAAGCCGGCTGCTCACTCATAAGCTCAGCACCACCCTCTGTAGCCCGTGGGTCATTTCGCCCCCGGGCTTGAGTTGCAGCGTCCAGGAGGTCTCGATATAGAGCCCCTGCGCGTCCGGATGGGACAGTCCTACCGTATCGCCTACACCGTACCCGGGCAGCAGTGCCGTCCGGACCTGCACAACCTCACTCGCCCACAAGGACTGGTTGCGGAGTTTGGCCGCGTAGGCGTCCAGCGTAGCCTGGTCCGGGGTGTTATCCACCTTGACCACCTGCGCGATCCGCCGCCCCCGTCGGATGGTCGAGAGGGGGCTCTGCGGGTTGTCGTTGATAGCCTCGGCGGTCAGCGTCTGGCCAAGGTCCGGGTTGTTGCAGACGCAAATAAAGACATTGGGCGCATTAAAGATGTCCTGCTCCCGCGTCAGCCCCGGCAAGATCAGGCTGTTGATCTGGCTGGTGTCCAGGACGTGCTGGACGCTGTCGGCGGTGGGCTCTGCCACGGGCTCAAGTCGGGCATAGCCTCGCGCGTCAAACCACAGCTGCTCGTAGTTGATCTCCGCGAGCAGCTGATTGATGATCGTGAGATAGTCCGTCCCGACGGGCCAGTCCTCGCGGTCCGTCGCCAGCGTTAGTGTGCTGGGAGTCTCCATCACCAGCTGTATGCCCGCCGCCGTCAGCAGACTGCGCACAGCTGCCAGGTAGTACGTCCCGGCGTCCAAGTGGAGGATGGTCTCCGTCCGGCAGGACTGCACCAACCAGCAGCGGTCGTAGGCGTCCACCTCCACGACGCTGCCGTCCTCTCCGGAGCGCTCGCGGACTGTGGCGGCGAGGTAAACCCCACAGGGGTGCTCCTCACCGTCGATCACAAGGACGGGCCGCAGCTCGTCCGTCAGCCAGTCCACCAAAGGGTCCGGGACGTAGGAGCCGTAGAGGCTAGTCTTGAGCACCGCCTCCCGCTGCATGGTGATCTCGCCATCCTCTGCGTCCCGCAGTGTGATCAGCCGGACACCGTTGCGGTAGACGTCGGTCCGTGCGCTCACCTCTCTAGTGCTCACAGCTCCACCTCCTCCGGCCACTCGACCTGCTCCACGGTACAATCATAGGCAGTCATAAAGTGCGTGAGCTGGTAGCTGATCGCCGTCAGTGCGCCGATCAACAGCTCGCCCGCCTTGGTCTTGACGCAGACCACGCGCCCGACCAGCGCCTCCAGCGCCCGCTGCTGGTCCCCTGCGTCCGCCGTAAAGGCAGCCGTAAAGCTCAGCGTGCGGGTCTTATACTCGGCCCACTCCACAGAGGGGTAGGCCTGCCCCACGTAGTGCCGCAGCGTGGCCGTCCTGGCGCTGTAGACGCTCTTGGGCGCGTCCTCCTCTGCCGTCAGAGGCAGTGCCAGCCAGATCGGGCGCTCAGCGTCTGCGATCAGCAGGCAGTCGGTCGAGACCTCGACCGTCACGCGGTTGCTCAACGTGTAGTCGTCGCTGCTGTTACTGATCGCTCGGACCTGGTACTCCACAGCGCCGATGGACAGATAATCCGTGTAGCTCGGGTCTGTCACCTTGGCGATGGCCAGACCGTCGCGGTAGACGATGTAAGCGTCCGCGCTGACGTCGGTCCAGGACAACGTGGCCTCCCGGCCACCTGTCGCGGTCAGTGTGATGTCCGCCCCGGGGGTGTTGTATGACGTAAGTGCGCCGGAGCCCCGCGGGCTCCACATGCTGTAAGCGTTTTGCACACGCACCTCTACCGTGTGGGTGCCGTCTGCCAGATAGCGCGGCCACTTATAGGTCTTACCCGTGCCGTAACGCGGGCCGCTGGACTCACCGTCCACTCGGACCTCGTAGGCCTGCTGATCCTGGGCTTGCCAGCTGATCAGCGGTCTGGGAGTCTGCGTCGCGCTGACGCTCGGCGCACCAGGCGCCGTGATCACATAACACACGGCGGGGGTGGACCAGCCACCCTCGATCTGGTCCTGGTTATACGACCGAGCGCGCCACACGATCTCGCCCGCCGGGAAGGTGCCCGCCGGGACCACCCACGACAGCTCGGGCCCGTCCACCTGATGCAGCGCGGTCCATGTCGTGCCACCGTCAGCACTGTAGGCCAGCTCGGTCAGCAGCGACGGGGTGCCGGTGCTGATGATGTGATCCCACACCAAGGTGACCGGCTCGTCCCCGTTGACGACTGTCGAGACCGGAGACACGCAGACCGTCGTGGGGATCGCGTCCGCCGTCGAGATGGCGATCCAGTCGCTGATCAGGCTCTGCGCATTGGACAGATAGGCCTGCACCTGCCACTGGATGTCGGCGGCCGTAAAGGTGTTAGCCGGGACGTCGTAGTACTGATCCGTCCCGATGTTGACCTCGTGGACCGTGCCGGAGCTCCCGACGCGCCAGCGGAACTTGGCGTAGGATTGCCCGGGAAAGTCATAACAGGCGTCGTCAGATGTAAAAGACCAGCTAAAGCGGTTGATTTGTGCTTTATCCGCGTAGCCGCCCTCGGCCGGGTACATCGAGCCAAAGCGGCACACGATGTTAGAGCTGTCAAAGTTGACCTCGATCTCGGGGTAGTAGGTGCTGGAACCCCCCGTGCCTGCGATAGGCGGCGCCGGGGCGCTGCGCCCAGCGTTGGGCCACAGCCTCAAGGCCAGGCCGTTGCGCAGGATGCTCGGCGCGGCAGGGCTGCCCGGGTATAGTATCTTATAGCTGGAGCTGCCGGTTGAGGGGATGGAGTCCAGCTTGATCGCCACGCGGCCCTCAAGTATCGGGTGCGCCCCGTAAGGGGCATGGCCGGGATTGTAAGCCTCGTCCCGCTCCGGTGCGCTGTTGGCCGTCACCGTTGACGGCGTAAAGCCCGACCGGAGCGTGTCCAGCGCCACCCAGGCGGTGTCCGTGCCTGCCTGGGTCTGAGGCTGCTCGGTAAAGCCAACCTCAATGCCCAGTATCTTGCGATATCTATAAGTGACCGCCGGAGCCGCAAACGTGACAAGCAGCGGCCCCTTGCTGAGATCATAGGAGGCCTGCCCGGAGTAGTTGGCCCCCGGCTGATCCGCGCGCAGCTGCGCGCTGCCGTTAGCCTTGAGTGTCACCAGCGTCAATGGACGGCACCTCCCATCCTGGTCAGCCTGCGCTGCTGCTTGGCCAGACGCGCCACGTCCGTCAGCTCGCGGATGGACCTGGCGTCCACCGTGACGTTGTAGACGTCACCACCAGCCCGGCGGCTCTCCTGAGCTGATGCAACAGCAGACCCGCGAGGCAGCCACAGCAGCTCGGGGCCTGACTCGCCGACCCATGTCGGGCCGCCGCGCCAGTAGCCCGTCCCGGCGGCGTTGTGCGCACCGCGCAGAGGTCGCCAGTCGTTGGCGTGCTGCTTATCGCCCAAATGGGCGAGCCTGTGCCCGTAAACAAATTCCTCAGCACTGTAGGCATTAAGCCCGAGACCGGTCAGCACCCTGTACTGCGCCGCATTGATCTCGTCTGTGCCGGTGCTAAAGTGATGCTCTGCGTAGCTCAAAAAATCAAAAACGACCTGCGTAGCTTTGCTAAGGTCCTGCATCAACTGCACCGTCAGCTTAAGTTTTTCGGCCCACACAGGGCCCATCTCCTCCGCCAGATCAGCGACAAGAGGGAGCATGTCTGCAGCAGTCTCCAGCAGCGTGCCAAAGGACTCGACGACTCCGGAGCGCTCCAGGACCTCAGCCAAGCGCTGCACAAACTCTGTCATCTTGTCCGTGGCCTCCGTAAGTGATGGCGCAAACTGCAAGGCCAAGCGGTTTTTGGACGCCTCCATCGTCTTGTCGAGGCGCTGGTAGGCGTCATCCACAGCGCCCAGGGTGCTGAGCTGCTCGTCACTGAGCACGTAGCCCACGCGGTGGGCCTCGTCTGCCAGCTCGGCCATTCCCTCGCTGCCCGCGTTGATCAGCGGGTTGAGGTCCGTCGCGGACTTGCCCAGCAGAGCCATGGCCGTGGCGTCTCGCTCGGTGGCGTTGTCCATCTCACCCAGTGCGTCTATTACGTCCCAAAAGACCTGTGTAGAGTCCTTGAGCTGCCCATCGGCGTCTGTGACGGCGACATTAAGCGCCGCAAAGGCCTCGGCCTGCTCGCCTGTACCCTCCTTAGCGCTCTCCATCGACTTGATCAGCTTGGTCTGACTGCCTGTGATCGTCTCCACAGAGACGTCCATAAGGCCTGCGGCATAGCGATACTCCTGCAAGGCTTGGGTGGAGATGCGACTGGTCAATGACTGCGTGAGGACGTCATCAGCAAAGGCCGCCGACGTCCTGGTCATGCCTGTGAGCTTACCC